TGGCCCAGAAGCCAACCTTCCTATCACTGTGCTCAAGGACTGTCAGGCGTCCCCCCTTCCCGTCGATTGTGTCTATCCGGTCAATCAGGCCCCCCTTTCCCTCCAGGCGTGTCTTGAGGCTATTGAGACCCTCCTGGAGACAGGCGTATTCCCCCGCATTGGCTACCCTGTTCGAGGTCACCTGCGCCAGGATGTTGTCCATCTTGGATGATAGCTTACCGTCGAGTTCCATGACGGTTTCGAATAGCTGCTTCTGGGTGACGCGGGAACCGTTGGTGGGCATCAGAACCACCACATGATGGATTGACCGGCAGCAGCGGTTGGTATGTAGCTGATAATCACAACACCACTTCCGCCTGCCCCACCGCTGGCGGTACCGCCACCGCCGCCGCCACCGCCACCGCCCCTGTTAGCAGTTCCCGCCGCCCCGGTGGTCGAATTGCTCCCTGCTCCTCCGCCATCCGTCGCGGTGCCGGCAGTTTGTCCAATGATTCCCCCTCCACCGCCGCCCGCGTAGGCAACCGCACTTCCAGAGATACTATATGACGCACCTGATCCGCCATTCCCCGCATTGTTCACTGCCGCATTCTGCCCTACCGATCCGCCACCCCCACCGCCGCCCGCGGGGCCGACCCCTCCCTGCGGCTGGTTATTGCCGCCATTGTAGCCCTGATTCCCCGTGCCCCCAGTTTTTGAGGATGCGCCCGAACCGCCGCCTCCGCCCCCGCATCCTCCATTTACGCCATTTAAATCAGGACCGCCGCCACCACCGCCCCCGTTCGCGGTTATGGTGGAGAAGGTGGAATTGTTCCCTGTTCCGCCCGGATTTCCACCCTCCGCCCCTCCGTTGCCTCTGACGACAGCATAGGATTGAACCGTTACCGCAAAAGCCGCATTGTACTGGATACCGCCACCGCCTCCACCGCCTCCATAGCCCACTCCGCCGCCACCACCGCCAGCAACGACGAGAACCTCGACATCACCGGCAACGCTGACAACGAAGTTGTCGTCGGTATTGAAAGTGTGGATGCGTTTCCCCCCGACTTCACTAATCGTACCACCGGTTGCGTAGGTCATGGCTTCTGGAACCCCAGCGTTACATACAGGCCCTTTGTGCCCGTACCCGCCACATCGCAGTCCAGGGCGATGATGTCATTCGTCACCACGTCGTCCTTTGTGGTGTCAATGACGGCGGCCGCAGTAGCATCCTTCGAGTCCGTCTCGCCCTGGTCGATGGTCAACTTCGTGCTCAGCATGTCTTGGGTGTCTGTCTGGTTTCGCACCTGAATAGTGGGAATGCCATTGCTGCTGGCCGTCAGACAAAACATATGGACATAGACTAGGTTGTAGCCCGTTATGTCAGGCGGAATATGGAATGCCTTCTTGCCATCCCCTGTGGTCAATGCAGTGTCCTTGTCCACAACCTCGATGCAAACATGGCGGATCAATGCTGGCGCATGAACATGGTCCCTCCGGGCAGCGTAGGTGCTCGTCCCGTCGGCGGATGTCAGGGTAACAACATCCGCCGGGTTGCCCTCCGAGTCCAGGAACCACGCCTTCATCAGGTTGGCGATGGTGGCTTTCTTGGCTACCGGAGTTCCGGACGGGTCATCAATCGTCACCACAAGGTCGGCCGTACCTGGTGTCGTATCCGCCGACAGGATGTTGATAGCCTTCAGTAGATTGTCGACCGTCATCTTCCGGGCCAGAGGTGTGCCGGCCGGGTCAACAACGACGTAGACAACATCGCCGGATGCCGGTGCGGTATCTGCGGTCAAATCCTGGAGTTCAGAGTCAGCCATTGGTCAACCTTTCGGGAACCGGGATGGTGTAGTCCCGGAATGGCACTGTAACTGATGGCGCCAATATGGGTGTGCCGGAGGTGTCCTGGAGGATGAGCATATCTCTGGCCACGCATGAAAGAGTTCCGTTGCACGCCGTTAGAGATAGGCCATTAACATCCACCGTCTTGAAAATCTTTGTGGTTGTGTAGCGAACCGGATCGCCGGCATGAGCGCCGATAGTGAGGACTTCTGTTTGGGCCACATTGTTGTTATCCGTGCCGGTCACGGTCAGCGTGTATCCGGCCGTTTCATCCACCAGGAACTCCAGATAATCGGGGGAGCTTGGTTGACTATCTAGGGATGTCTGGAGAGCATAGGGGCCAACCACTATCTCCGCAAGCAGGGTCTCGTTCTTGATGAGCAGATAGTCCGTGGCATTGATCTTCAGTAGCCCCGTGGTGTACGTCGTCGTATATGTCCGGTCCCTGTCCTTGCTTACTGGGATAATGTAGTCTCTGGCAGGAACAACAACCGTGGTGCTCACGTCGTCTTGCCCGTCGTTTCTTTGAGCACCTGCACCGGCAGCCACCACTCATCGGTAACGCCGTCCACCGCAACGACAATATCAATGATGTACAACTCTCCGCCCGTGGTAGAACCCAAAGCCTTGAGCGTCAGGTTAGTTTCACTGACGCTGTTCGACCCCGAAAGAACCGTCGAACTCACGTCAGTTCCGTTCTTGTAGGCAGTGACAGACGTGGGAGCGGAAACCTCCGCCGCCCACGTGAAGGACAGAACCCACGGGACGATGGCGTTCTCGCCCTGGTACTGAGTTGGAAGGACTTGGCCCACTAGAATTTCTCCCCGACTATCTGGTTGGCGGCTTCCTGCGTCTCCAGAAAGTCCCCCGGAATGCGGTCAATCGGATACCACCCCCAGTCAGATAGTTGCTCATTCAGGATGGCATCTCTCTGTTGGTCATGCGCTTTCTGCTCTGCCGACTTGTGCGTGAAGTTGCCGTCAACTTCCACCGGGTAGATGTCATCCACCACAAAGTCAATCTGGTTCTCCTCGCCCGGAAGTCCTATGTTGGATAGAACTAGATACTCAAATCGGTAATCCTTACCCGCCCTATCCAGCGCCCGAGCAAACCTTTCCTCCAGATCAGACGCCTCTTTCCCATGCACAAAGCCAGTCAGTCTCTCTGTCTCACTCGCCCCCGCCAATCTGTTCAGCGGCATCTCCGGAGGACGAGGGCGCAGTTTGTACTTGAATGTCTTACGCTTCCCGTAGGGTGAGAGCAAAGGAGCCTCCGGTCCAGCGCTGGATGGTGTTCTGAAACTTCCTGAATACCGTCGGCGCATCCATAACAACGTGTAAGCCGTCCAGTTCTACCTCTGGAGAGCGCAGCACAAAGTCGTCCGCCTGCTTTGCCCCCTCCTGAATGAAGGCGTAGAAGCTGGACCACGAGTGGTCTTTGCCGCCCGTTCTGGTTCTCTGGAGGTCTGCCGCCTTTACCCGCAGGTTCCACTGCCGCTTGAGTTTCGTCCTGGCAAAGCCGGTAACCACCACTGCATTCACGGCGGGCGGGGTGGCCGCATTGGAGGTATTGCAGCGCAGGCGGTAACGCAGCTTCTTGCGGTTGCCCATATTTAGGTCGGCCACGTCGTGGGGTGATTGGTATAGGGTGGTTTGTTCTACCCAGGTAGATGTGCCTACGTCTTTGTCTATCTGGTAATCCACCCCCACATCACACTCCGCCCCCAGGTTATCCGCCGACAACTCGACCGCCCTGAAGAACTTGGGCAGATGGGATGCCCCGAAGTCATGCGTTGGGGATGTAACGGAATACTCGTGGACGAACCGACTGTCGGAGTCGTGCAGTGGATTCATGGACTGGTCTGGTAGGGCAATGAACACCAGATCGCTGCCAACGCTGATCCACAATCTTGCGGGGTTGGTCGTCCCATTCTGTGGCTGGTAGGCAATGTTGCGAACTCGCTGTCCAGCCTCGAATGCGCGGAACACTTCCTCGTAATCCCTGCCGTTTGTGGTGAAGAAGACTGACGATGTATTTCCGGAGCCGCCGTCTATTCCAACGTAGATACCGCCAATGCCCGAGCAGAAACAGGAGACAACTCCCTGCCTGCCATCTGGTAGACCGGCGCCCTTCCAGGGGCCTATGTCGTCCAGCGTCCCGCCGTACAGTCTCTCAATCGAGAACGACCATGCCAGATAGAGGAAAAGGTCCTTGGCAAGCAGCGCGCCCGCCGAGGTCGAGGGCTCTAGCACAGCATCCAGCCCAACATCGAGACGGGAGGGGCGGTCGTTCTTCACGGAGTGGAGGCCGTCCGTGGTCCTGACCCACACCTGGTCGTTGTAGAACGCCATCGCAAGTGCATTGAAGCCCTGCGGGAACTCCACGTCCGTCCCAAACACGAGGTCGGTATTGAGCGCCTTCACGTCCGACCGTGACCAGTACCAGTTGTTGTTCTCAAATCTGGCTATCTGAGGCCCATCTACGGGATCGTTGTAGGCCAGAACTAGGTCCGCAACGTTGGCGGCGGTTGCATCGTCCTGCCCCGTGGCTGTACCAGATACATTGGTCAGCGTCCAGATAGTCTCAGATCCCCCCGCCGTTCCCCTGGCGCAGTGGGCGATGTTCTTGGAAACCGCCACCGATTTGACGGTCCCGCTTAGCGCATCTCCCGCATCCAGGGTAACGGCAACCCATAGATCGTTTGTCTCATCCCACTCGAATAGCGTGCTGTCTCCAGAGTCCTTCTCGCTGATGGCGTGGAATGTGCCGCTGATGGTGAAGAAGTGCCACTTCATCGCCGCATCTGCCGGAACCACGCGGAAGTACATGCTGAAGGATGCCGCCGTCCAGGTCCCGTCAGTCGTGGCAGTGAGGGAGGCAGAACCGGTCTCGTCCACCGCCACCTCCCAATGGTTGGCGGCGTTGTCCGTGGATGCGCCGAAGATCTTGATATGATAGGCGGTCGAGGCAGTTAGGGCCTGCGTGGTCGTCCAGTCGAAGGCGTAGAGCCGCGATAGGGTGTCGGTAATTGTCGAGGTCGTGACAGTTATGGACTTGAGGGCAGAGGCGGTGAGCGCCGGGGTGTCATCTCCGAGATTGGCACATAGTTCCAGCGTCAGGGTTCCGGGGCTTCCTCTGCGGCGCAGCCAGATGTAGCACTTGTCCGCCGTCAAACCGAGCGACGTGAACTTCACGTCGATGTATCGAGTGGAACCCCTGAGCTGCTTCCACGAATGCGAGGCGAACGGTATTGTGTCTACGGTTCTCGTCGTCGTCAGCGTTGTGCATGGCGCAAAGTCCCACCGCAACTGAGGGAGAAGCCTACCCGGAATGCGGGTCATCGCCTGCCAAGAGTCTAGGTACCTGGTCTCATCATCGGAGAAGAACTCTGAACCTCTCCCGCCATGCCACGAAGACTGCTCAATCTCGGTGAACGTCGGATCACCAGTGCCGAACCTCTTTCCTCCGCTGCCAATCAGCATCGTGGAAGGAGACTGGGAAATCTCCTGCATCCCCCGCACGCCACCGTCCAGCTTCAGCCCCCATAGGAAGTTGTCTCCCTCTAGGGCTAAGTCGTGGGTCGGGTTCTTGATCTTGGGACCTACACTCACCTTGGTCGTAAGTCACCGCCTGTCATGTTGGGTGCGTGAACTCATCTTCTGTCACGTAGTCGCCGATCACCAGTAATCTCGGGCGTCTCTTCGGCTTCCAGATGGGGAAGTTCGCCCTTGCCTCAACTACCTGCTGCTTCTGGTCATTCCACCGCTGAAGGAGGAAGTCATCTCCTCCCTGAAGCCTGGAGTTCTGCCACTCCAGGGCCTTCTCGACAAGCAGGGCCGTTGCCAGTTCGGGATCAATGACTTCTGCCACGGCGCTGCTGTGCGCAGTTAGCGTCGGGTGGACGCCCATGTACCAGATGCGAACCGTTCTACTTGTGGGTAGTTGCGGAAGGACAATCACCCCCGCCGTTCCGGCAGTCGCGGGAACGATACGATAGTTATCAATGGGGACATACTGGTTGTCGTTGGCATCGCCAACCTTGGTGTTGTACTCCACCCGAAGCGGGGCCATCCTCTTCGCCGTAACGGGTAGGGTATATTCCGTCTGGGCCGCGGCGGTGGTAATCGAACTGTCAATGAGGGGAATTGGACCCAGTGCCTGTAAGCAGGAGTTCGCCAACTCCCTCATGGTGAATAAAGGGTAAAAGTCGTTGACGAACATGAACGTATCACCATCCGCAGGAGCCACGGTGTACGCCGAGGTGGCAGATGTGAACGTCCCCGTAGAGTCGGTGTACGCAGTGACCAGCGCAATCTCAGTCTCGGGAGCGGCAGATAGACCGGCGACATCCCTTATGATGATGCAGGCGCCATCCTTCCAGGCATTGTCCCCATGTAGCCCAACCTGCTTGCTGTCGACCACCGAGGTTGTGGCGCCCCCGGTGGCCGTGGAGATGTTCGCCTGGCCCAGTCTGATAAATGCTTGCTGCAATAGGTTGCTCAGAACGAATGCCATTTATTCCTTCTTTCGCTTCCAGGGAAGCTCCGGCATCACAAAGAACTTCACCCGACGAAGGTGAGTGTCTACGGTATTCATGATCAGGTCGCCAGTGGCGCCCCTCTGCCACCCATAACGGGCGTTGATTTCATTTGCCAGTGTTGCATCGTGCGTTGTGAAGGCGGCCGTCTTCTTGCCCATCTTGAGGACTTTCCCGTCTACCTCGATGGCGTTGAAGTCCCGTCTGCTAGCCTTCACGAACTCATAGCACTTAGGCTGGACTTTTGCAGTAGGCATCCAACCACCTCCCCGCCAAGCGCATGGCTATCCTCGCCGCCTTCTCCTGACTCTCAAATGTCGTTCCCGCTATGTGCGGTGTCACATGGACATTTGGCAGTTCCAGGTAGGTCTGCTCCGGGCCGCCATTGGCCTCTCCCGGCAGTACGTCAAACCAGGCAGTCACATCCTGGCGCTTCTTGAGAGCGTCGTAAACATCGTCCGCCAGCAGTTCCCCTCTTGCGGTATTGATGAGGGTTGCGTTCGGCTTCATCCGGTAGATCATCTGCCCGGTAATCATCCCCCTGGTTTCGGCCGTCAGGGCACAACACAGAACCACGACCTGGCAACTAGAGAATTGCCACAGGGGGCTAGACTGATAGATGTGGTCTCTCGCTTCATCATAGGGGTCATACCAGTAAACGCCGGCCCCAAACTCCCGGCACCACCGCTCAATGTTCTTGCCTATCCTTCCATAACCCACCAGCCCAATCATCGCCTCGTATAGTTCATGCCCTCGCAGGCTTTCCTCGTCCCGCTTCCACTCCCCGGATAGCAACATCTTGTCCAGTCGGCGTAGGGCATTCAGAATGAGCAGGAACGTGAACTCCGAACTGGCTCTGATCTCCTCTAGAGCTGGCCTGTCATCCAGCAGGGACCGCAATTCAACGCCCGCCTCTCTGAGAGCCAGCATGTCGATGTGTGTGTTACCTGTAGACGGCGTCACAACCATCTTGAGGTCGGGCAGCATCTCCAGAGCGGCCATGTCCAGAACATAGTGCGCATTTGGGTTGGCGTACAACACCCCAATGGGTAGTAGTTTCTCTAGGTCTTTTGCCTCGTAGACCTCCCAGAACGATGTCTCGCACGGCCAGGACCACATCTTCCAATGGGGTCTGTAGGGGGCGCTCCAGTGTGCTAGCACAGTCTCGCCATTGCCTTTCCGATGCGGACCATCTCGGCAAACTCCTCGAATGAGAGCGCAAAGTGATTGTCCTTGATACTCTCATCCGCCTTATTCAGAGTCACGTGCTTCTCAATGGCCCTTGCACCCCTGGCTATGGCCACCAGCGCATCCTCGATCCCCGGCGTGTGCGAAGAGTACCCATTCCAAAAGCCAAAATCCCCGGGAAGGTTGAGGGCGTGTTGATAGACCGGATACTTCGGGATACAGTATAGACAGGTCGCCCCTGGCACCACATTGCCCGACACAAAGACCGGCTTGTTGCTGGCAAAGCAGAGCTTTAGCAGCCTATCATAATCCTCTCCGTTCGCGTTCTTTGCGAATGTCTCCGGGTGTGCCATCTTGATGTAATCAACTCCAGACGACTCCGCAGTCGCCAATCCCTCCCACGAGAATACCGACGCCATAAATCCTATGTTGAAATAGTCACACCACTTACGTATGATTGCCGCATTATCTGTCGCCCAACATCGGATCGGCCCTGCCCCCCGTGGCCAGCCGAATTGAAACTTGGCGGCATCCGCGCCCGCAAGTTTTGCCTGCCGCACCATCTCATACGCGAGGGCCTCAATTCCCTTATGAAGACTCCCCAGCTCGGCCGCAAAGAACACGCTGTTCATCACTCTGGCCTCCATGAGCGTGGAATATTTTGGTCATCGGAAACATGGTGCTTGCATTCCATTCGTCTTCATCCAAAACCGTGAAGTCATAGTTTGTCAGAACTTTGTTCATTGATTTCTTGTCGCTGGGACTGGAATCAGAAAGCGTGTCCGCGGCCCAGGCGCCCAGAAAGGGCAGTCTTTGAGAGTTATGGCCAAGGAAAAGAACGCCAGAATGATGCGGACCTCTATAGTCCGCCAATGGTGATCCTAGGTATGCTTCCACAACCTTGTCTCTAACGCGCGTAACGCCAATGCCCCTTATGGGGAACTCGAATGGCGAGACAATCCACGCATCGGCATCCATATAGATGATGTCACTTGTAGATTGACGGCAGTAATCAAGGAGTATAAGGGGCTTGTGGAGTGCCCTCGGGGTATATCCTGGCGGATAACCTCTGCCCCGTGGTATTTTCCTTGGCCCGCCTCTTGTTTGAATGCCCATCATCGACAATGCCAGCAACTCAATCCCCGTCAGGCCAAGATCGTATACAACTGGCCGGACGTTCAACCAGCCGTGCGACGTCGTCACGAGTCTCAGAAGATATCGAAAATAGCCCGTGTCTGCCGCCGTTACGATCTCCACGATCAACCTCCAATGCCCTTGTGCATACTGCCGAGTTCGGCTATGAATAGTGTGTCCACAACGGCTTCCTCAGCGGGTGTTGAAGACAGGCATCGCCACCCCATTGCCATCTGTGAATGTAGCCCAGCCTCTTCAGGCTGTTGCTCAACTCTTCGAGGGACCCCCCCGCCATCTTCTGGTTCTCCTCCCTGGCCTCCACAACCAGGAACGGATGAGTGGCCTCGATGGTCCTCTCTGCCCCCCGAAGAACAGAAACCTCCGAACCCTCCACGTCGATCTTGATAAGGTCCACGTCCCACCCGACAATACTGTCCAGGGTTACTGCATCCACTTCGGCCACGTAGTTATCGGAGTTCCCGTATCGAGAAGCCATGCCGACATTGGCGAGCCTACTGAACTGCGGATACAATGGGCGCTGCTCGGGAGATGGAAGGGCGAGGCGTATTCTCTCCTCTTTGTCGCCTAGGGCGATACACACAGGATGGATGTTCTTGAACGCCTTGCAATTCTCCACAAGATACTTGAAGTTCAGCGGATGTGGCTCTATGGCTAGAATTTCCGCATCGGGCCAGATGGTCGTATAGCAAAGAGACATCGTTCCTATACATGCACCCACATCAACGATGTGATGAACATCGCCAATTCTCTTGCGGACCCGCTCTTCTCCATAATAGGAGTCGATGATCTTCTTGACCGTCTTGAACTGGAGACTCGTTGGGGCCGTGAAGATGTACTCCCTGTCTCCCAGGTCAAATCTGGCGGTTGCGTCCAAGGAGCGCCTCCACCAACACGAAGTTCAGCTCAGAGTCGATGTTCACACTCTTCTCCAGCGGCATATACCAAGGTCTAAGATTGTCGCTGCCCTGAAGAAGAATGCCGTCCAAAAGTGCGTCCCTAAGAACCACATACAGGCTGCCGTTGCGAATGAAGGCATCGGGTTTCAGTTCCTGTCTCAATCCGGCCGGCGGCTCGGGCCAGGCAAAGTCAATCAGTCTATCCTCGAAGACCCGCTTAATCCGTGCCGGGTGGTGGTCGTCCAACTTTGTAACCCCGATAACGCCATCCGCCCCGGTGTGGATCAGTTTCTCTATTGCCCCGTCGATGTCATGGGCCGTCTTGAGAGGATTGGTGCATCTGAGATCGGCCACGATGTCATACCATTCCCCCTCTTCCTCCTCGCACCATTTCAGGGCGTGCTGCATCACGGCAATCATGGGGGTGTGGTCTTCGGCCAGTTCCGCCGGCCGCATCAAAACCTCAGCCCCATAGTGGCGGGCAACCTCGGCTATCTCATCGTCGTCCGTAGACACAATGTATCTACTGATGAGACGGCTCTTCTTGGCTTCTCGGATGGTGTAGGCAATCAGAGGAATGCCGCCGATCTGGCGGATGTTCTTCCGAGGAACTCCCTTGCTTCCCCCTCTGGCGGCCGTAACCCCGAGGACCTTCTGCGCACGAGTCATCTGAGTCTCTGGAAGTCGTCCTTCGCTTCCCGGAAGATCCTGCCATAGCGAGCCGCCTCGGCTAGTCTGGAGGCGTGCTTCTTCGGGTCATTCAGGGCATCCTGGACAAACTGCGGGAAGCGATTAGCCATTGCCTCCGCCTCCTCCAGGGCAGCCCAGACCCTATTGGCACACTTCTCCATACCCAGGTTCTTATTCTCCAGGACATTGATGTACCTGTCCCTTTCGGCCAATTCTGCCTTGAGTCTGGCAAGAATGAGGTTAGCATCCCCCGAGAACCGCAGTTCTTCCAGAGGAACCGGCTGGTCCTTACGCTTTCGAGGCATCGTCCATGACCTCCCACGCCTTCTGTACGGAGTCTTCAACACGCTCTCGGGCGGCGTTCTCTCGAACGCTCTCGACCCCGGTAACGCTCTCGTCCAGTTGCAGCCACCCCGGTAGAGGATCGTAGCTGATTTTCCCAGTCTTTAGCGGCGACCACCACCACAGGAAGATGGCCCTATCGGCATTCTTCACGCCCTCTGTGTTGGAGCCATCAAACTTCGCCCCAAGGAAGAGGCTATTCAAGAAGTCGGCCGACGTCAGATCACACTCAATGAAGAATGCGTTCTTGAACTGGGCATATCTCAGATAGGCAAGGCACAACTTGGTCCTGTAGAACTTTGCCCCTCTGCCATAAGTCCCCGTAAGGTCGCAGCCCGTCATGTCGGCATTGGCGAAGTTCGCCCGCTGGATGTTGGCCCTGGACAAATCAGTCCTAATCAGCGTCGCCTGCGACAAGTTCGCCTGCGACAAATCGGCCCCTCGGAGGTTGGCGCTGGTCAGATTGATGCCTCGCAAATCCAGACCACGCAAATCCGCTCTCTCCAGGTTCGCCCCGACGAGGGAACTCTTGTAAGCCAGCTCCAGGCGCTTATCTACGCTGGTCATAGCGTCGTGTTGAACGGCTTCCGTTCTTCCTCTGGAACGAGTGGGCTTCTACCGTCTAAGGACCTGACAGTTTCCCTGGCGTCCTCGCTGGACCGAAACTCCCTTGCCGCCCTCACAGCCGCCGCCGAATGTCCTCCCCCAGTTGGGGAATTCATGGCCTCTAGTGCCCTCTCCAGAGATCCAAACTCCGGCAACTTCGGGCGCCACATCCCGTTGACTCTGATCTGGGTTCCATACCGCGGGTTCTGCTCCTCCGCCTTTTCCCACAGATGTATCTCGTCCATCCGAGCCTCGACATCGGTGTACTTCAGCATCAGCTCGGCAATGACGGTCTTCTCCGCCCCGGAGGCTCTTGCCTCATTGACCTGTTTGACCAGGAACTCCAGTTGCATTTCCAGTTCCTGCAATCTCAACTCAAGGGCGCGATGTCTCATTTCGGCCTAGCCGCGGCATTCTCCTGGATGGAGATTCCCCCCAGGACGCTGTGCCAGAGATCCACGTACCCCTCTTTCGGGTCGTAGGATGGGATGCCTCCCTTGGGGTTCCAGTACCAGTGGAAGACCGCCTTGTCAACATTCCGCATCTGGTCGGCCTTGCAAAGAGGAGGCCCAAACCTAGATCCCAGAAAGAACCCGTAAGCCATGTCTACGCCGGTCATGTCTGCCCCAAGGAAGAAGGCGCTCTTGGCCGTCACCCTTCTTAGGGATGCCCACCACATCGTGGCGTGGTTGAAATTAGTGGCCCGTAGGTAGGACATGGTGAGGTCGGCGTTGCTGAAGTCCGCATCCTCGCAGTTCGTGTTGTAGAGGCACGCCCGCGAGAGGTCCGCCTTCACGAAGATCGCTCCCCGACAGTCGGCGTGGGACAGGTCTGCCCCACGCAGGTTTGAATTGGTAAAGTTCACTCCCCTGAGGTCCATGGATCTCAGGTCGGCGCGCTCAAGGTTCGTCCCTACCAGGCAGCAGTGCCTGATAACCTCAAGAGGCCGAGCCATCGTTTAGCGCCCCCAAGAAATCCTGTGCGGTTTTCTTGGCTACCGGTTCCCTAAGACGTTGACCCTCTTCTTCGCTCTCTCCCTCTGGTCCCTTGCCCCTATTCGCCAGGGCGGCCTTCGCCTCTTCCTCTGAGTTGAACACGGGCAACTTTCCCAGAAATAGCGGCTTCGGAGAGTCTTCTGCCGTCAGCGTCTTTGGTTCCGGCGGCGCTGTCTGTATGTCAATTTCTCGTTCGGCAATCTGCCCATCCACGATGAAAATGCGGGTGCGCAGGTTCGCCGCCTGATCCTCAAAATCCCGCAAGCTATCGGCAAAGCCTTTGCGGATCAGTTGGAGTTGTTTCACTCGTGCGTCGGCGGTCTTTGCGTCCATTCCATGAACCTCCAGATTGAGTTGCCAGATTTTGTTCCAGTGGTCGGCGGCTTTCTCTACCTGCCAGTCACGGACCTTCTTGTACAGTTTCCTGTCCAAGAACACGGTCGCCGCGTGCCTGGCCTCCGCCACGGGATTGCAATCCACCCAGTGCTTGTAACCCAATTGTCTGGCCCTTGCGGAGAACACGAAGTCTGCTCCAAACGGGCCTCGATCACCATTGGTCATCTCGGGCAGGGGCCCCATTCCCAGGATTGGCTCCTTGGGATCCATCGTCTTCTGTACTGCTTCCAGAACATTCCTCTTGATAAGCAGACAGCCGAAACCGCTGGTCGAGACCTCAATCAGCCCGTCATCGGGGATGTCGTACAGTGGCTCATAGGGCCATTCCCCGACCTCGGCAATCGAAATCATTGGGTTGAAGCGCCTGCGGAAGTAGTGCCCGCTGACAATATCTAGGTCGTGTGACCGCATCCTCTCCAGGATGTCGTGGTCGAACAGCATGTCCACGTCCACCAGGAAGAAGGCGTCGAACTCCTTGCGACGCATAAACTCGTCACAGAGTTCGGTACGGGCAATGTCTCCGCGCGTGCGCCACTGGTACTTGCGCTCGTCTCCGGGCCTCAATCTGATGGTAAGGAACGATTCTACGCAACCCCCATGTGCGTATTCCGATGATACTCCGCCGACAAAAACTCGCATTATCCCTCCGGGCGGGGGCGAGGTTAGCGCCCCCGCCCTTCAGGCTATTCAGTTGTTAGGAGGCGCTCGCCCGACCGAACGTTGCCGTATTGGCGGTGAAGTACCTGAGCACGTTCACCGTGCTCGCAGCAGCGATTTGGACGGCGAGTTGCGGCGTCCCTGAAGCGATCACCAGGAACATCTCACCCTTGGCAAGCCCAGTCGTGGGCAGAGCCGTGGTGTAGGGGGCGGAGAACTTCAGCGACTTTAGAGTATCCAGTCGCAGTCCAGCCACGCCTACTCCGGTAGTGATTGAGCCCGCAGCGATGGCACCGGCCGAGTTGATTACGAACACCTCGGTCGATCCGGTGCGGCACACGAGGTAATCCCCACTGATGCTGGCATCGCCACTCAGGGTGACGAAGTCGGTTGCCGCAGTGTCTTGTCTGAGTTCGACTTCCCCGTTGAGGGGGACGGCGAGACCCTTGTACGTGCTAGTTCCAACAGCCATTGTCTTTTCCCCGGCTAGAGGTTTAGTCTAGCCTACCGGGAGGGCACCCCATTTTGCAAAGCCGGGCACGATGTGATCCTCAAGAGAACCCTCCCAGACTATGTTACGCGACGCTTGCGCTCGAGGCAACCTCGGCCCGCATGAGCCAGCTCTCGCTCATCCGGCCGTAGTTCCCGTACCACTTGAAGCCGAGTGTGACCCACTGGTCCAGTGAGCCGTCGCGCTTCGGGCCAACGATGGTGCCGTACTCGCCAACCGAAGGCTCGTAGACCTTCGCCAGCGACATCGGTCCACCGAAGACGATGGGGAACACATCTGAGGCATTCCCGACCCAGGTGGCCGCGGCATGGTCAAAGCGCAACCCGCCGTTGGAGGCCTCGCCAACAAACGTCACTACTCCAGCGGCATGAGACACAAAGCGCACCCGATCGTTCAGCGGGTAGGACGTATCGCCCGTCTCTCGCGTGCCGATGGTAAGCCACTTGTTGGTGGGTGTGTCCAGGTGTGTTACCGTGGACAGGACCAAGGTCTTGTCCAGGGCGTTGACCGAGGAGGTCAGGGTGTAGAACACCGCTGAACCCGGATCAGTCAAAGGAGCCCCGGCTCCACCGAAGACCTTCGCCCAGGCTGAACTCACGAGAGCGAATGGACCGATGCTCCCCAACTCATAATTGAGGATGATCCCCTTGTCTTGGTAGATGCCGACGTTCTGGACGTTTCCGTCCTCGCGGATGTCATGGAAGGCGGCCGGGTGCATGATCGCAACCCAGCGCCGACCCCCGCCCATGCCCTTGAAGCCAGGGCACTTGAGGGTTTCCAGCATCGTCGAGGCGTCACTGAACAGGCCGTCGGTCGCCCGGTGGCCCGTTGCAGAAGCCAGAAGTGAGGTTCGGGCAGCAACGCCCTGGCGGATGACGAGACTTCCCTGAGTGGCCGCGTCGCGGGCCAGAACCTCAAGGCTTTCCATCAACCCCTTGCCGACGATCCCAAACCGCTGGGCACCGTAGTCGGTGTATGCCTGGTTTAGAAGCAGCTCGGAGCACTGAATGCCCTCGCCGCGGCTGGTGGGGGTGATGCTCAGGGTCGCGTCCCTGAGTGCCTGCATGGCGATGTCCGAGACTTCGGAGATTGCCGAGGTGCCAGGCTGCATGTCCGAAAGGGCATTAACCTGCACCGAGGAACCACGAGCAAGGTTGCTCATGTCTCTGCCAATGGGCGCAGCAATCTGGTCGTAGACGCGCGCCATCTCGGCAGCTTCGATGTAGTTCTCAATGTACTGGGTCCTGACTGAATTGGGAAGGTTTTGCCCGCCCACCGCAGTCGAGGAAACCGTTTGGATCAAGGAGGCCATTCTATTACCCCTCGGCGCTGAAGGCTGGCTCTAGCCCGCTCTCGGCTCGTTGGGGCACCACTCTTGCGTGCAAGAAAATCAAGGGCAAGGCGCGTCAGGTCAGACAACTTAGAGTCGTCTGAGCCCTCCAGTTCGCGCCACTCCTCTAGGAGTGACTGAACCTCGGCGTCTTCCAGGCCCTCAATATCATCGAGGATGGCTTGCGCCTTCTCCTCGCCTTCTAGGTGCATCCAATCGAGCGGCACTATCGCCTCTGCGAGGCGAGTTGAGCCTTTAGTTCAGCGCGTCGTTTCTTGTTTTCAGGTGAGATGGCGCTTCCGCGTCTTCCCTCCTGGATGTCTCTCAGTTCCCGCGCCAGCTCATCTTCCGTTGCGGAAGTTACGCCAACGCCAGACTCAAAGACTACGGCTCCGGCGCCGATCTTCTCGCCCTTGGCCTTCTTGAAAGCGGCCTTGCGGGCATCCCTGAAGGCGTCCTCCCAGTTGGTATAGCGTTTGCCGTCCCAAATCTGGTGAACCTCTTCGTCGGTTAGTTCGACTCCGGACTCATCTTTCAGGTCATTCAGGAATTTCGCCGTTCTACTCTCGGCGTCCCCATCAGCCGCCCTGCCAGGAGCGCTGACGGAACTTGAAGTTGGCTTTTCGAGGGCTTCCAATCGGTCCACGAGCGCCTGGCGCTCAATTTTGTCCTCGATCTTCTTGGGGTCTCCCCCCGCAGCCTTGACCCACTCGTAGATTTCATCGACCTTGGCGAACCTCTTGTCCTTGGCGGACTTGAACCTCGCATCGATGTCATCGGGGAGCTTATCAAGACGTGCCTTTACCTCGGCCAACTCCTTAGCGAAAGCACTTGCGTCTGGGCCGGTCGCTGCCGAACCCGCATCCGCTGATCCGCCCGAAACGTCAGGGGCTGGCGGCCCCATCGGTTCCGGCTCGACCACCGGAAAGGCGTCCTGCACACTAGCGGTCATCCTGTTTGTCCTCCATGCCAACTATTTTAGCACAACTACTGGGTTTGTGCAAGTCCTTGTGCTATGTCGGATAGAATGTGGTCAACTGTGGTTCCGTACTGGTCGGCTATCTCTTGCAGCCTCCTTCGGGCCACTTCAGGAAGGGCCTCGCCGTTTTGGTTATCGTCCAGGAGGGACCAGATATTCGGGCCCAAAACCTGATACCACTCTGCCGGCTGGAGCGATGGTTGCCCTGCCTGCGCCTCCCGCAGCGCCTGTTCGCTCGGGTAGGTATAGTCCTCCGGCCTGTCCGTAAGGTAGGGAACAACATCGGGATTGCGCATGAACCAATCCGTTCGCCATGCCCGATACTGCGCATATGGCGGGTGGGCTCTCAGATATTCTCTCCGGGCGGAGCCCTCATCCAGGAGATAGTAGTCGCTCTGGAGGTCTCTCCACTGCGGGAAGTAGGCATCACGGGATTGGTAGAATGCATTTGCCCTATAGGCTACATCCCTGGGGGCTAGATCAAGCGGGGGAATTTGCCAGCCCGGCCCCGTTGAGAGGGTCCCGGGCGGATCGCCCCGCATGACCCTGGTCCAAGCAACCAGCATCTCGTTCGGGATGGATTCATAACTTCTGGTATTCCTGTCCAGGAACGCGTTCTGGAACAAGGGACCGAGTTGCTCAGATACCTCATTCTGGTGCAACTGCGGCAGGGAGTTCCAGGTATCCCAAATCTCATCAACCGCAAACCGGCGTATCCGTTCCTCGGGCTTGTTCCAGTATCCCAAATCTACTCTGGCCTCGTACTCTGGGTGAGACTCGAAGAACCGATTGACCGCCTGCATGTCGCCACCGTCATACTCTTGCCAGGCTTGTGCATACTCGTCTCGCAGTTCCCGCAGGTGCTCTTCTCCGGGTGGATAGGCCCGAATAGGAATGCCAAAGACGGACCTCGCTATGCCCAGAAGACCTGGACCGCCAGATATTTCCTGTACCGCTCTATGTTCCGCCAGGTCAAACACTTCACCCTCTCGGGATATCATTGCCTCCCGCTCTTGCTGAAGCGTGATCTCTCCCGTAGCGACCATGTTGGACAGCATCCGGTCAATTCGATAGTCGTCCCAGCGGTCAAACTCGGGAAGTCCAAGTTCTCTGCGGATGTTCCCCTCAATGTTCACCCCGCCCGCTGGGCCAATTCCAAGAGCCGAAGTAACACCCCGGATGCTTCTGGTAAGCGGAAGGAGGGTGCCTATCCTCTCCGGAGTTCCCCTGGCGGCGTTGTATGCCCACTGGAGAGGAACATGCGGCGAGGAGAACAAGGACATAAAATCGAAGGCACTAAGCCTTTCCTCGTCGTCATCCTGTCTGGCCAATGCCTGTGCCCTGTCCCATGTTGTTCCCTGTCTGGTTTGTAGAGCCTCTTGATATTCCGCCTGGTCAATCTGGCCATCATTCAACAGTTGTTCCAGAACCCTGGTTGTTGCCCCATCATCGCGCTGTTGCTGTTGCTGATATTGCTCGAAGGGATAGGTAAACTGGTCCAGCGGAAGCGCAAACCGCATCGGATCTACGAAGATGCTGTCGCCCATCCAATTCGGCAGGAAGGGCATGGGGATACGGATTTGCCCCCGAAGTCTTGCGGGGAGGTTCTGTTCTGGCCGATACGCGGTGTTCAAGAACCGCTGCATTCTGAGATAGATCATGAGCATTTCTGGGCGGTCGATGGAATGCAGTGCCCACTTCAGGGCGGACTCGGTAAACCAGAACTCATAGGGCATGATTGCCCCGAGGAAGGTGTTGTAGTTGTGCCGACGGTTGTAGTTTAGAAGAGCACTATCGCGCGTGAACTCTGCGCCCCGCATTCCCATGTAACGGGCCTGGGCCAACTGCACCTGGCTCTGTGACATCCATCGTCGTAATGCTTGCTGTTCTGCCTCGCCAAGGTCGGCAAACCTGAGCGGTGGCCGTCCCCGTAGGTCTAGGGCTGCATCCCGAATAGACTCTACAGCATGCTGTCCCCTCAGATACCACATCTGATCAATACCAGTGTCCATGTAGAGTTGTCGGGGGACAAAGGCGTGGAAGTCGGGAAGATGGGCGGCTTCTTGTGCCTCTCCGCCCATGCGGAACAGTATCCTCTGCTCGCCAGAAACGAGCGGCAAATCCCTGAGCCGCGTTACGGCGCCCTCTCTGACCATTCTCCTAAAGAAGGTGTCGCCCCGAGTTACGGTCTCGCCAGCCTCATTTACGGTGTCGGCAAGAAGTTCGTTGGTCAGAAACATGCGGTGACCGGCGACATCATTATGGCGCATCCAGGACCGTAGAACATCGGATCCACCGGGTCGCCGCCCCCGGATGAAAGTCAGAACGGGAACCTGCTCTCCGTTGAGTTCCTCAAAGCCCCACCTAATCCACCCGCCCCGAGTGACAAAGACATTGTTGAGTCTGTGCCCCGCCCTGGTTTCGTTTAGCTCCCTGGCGGTGATCCATCCCTCTTGTAGGCCAATGGCAAGGCTGCTTTCGCTCTCCCTCACTAGCCATGCCTGGCGCTGCGCCGGAGGCATCGCTGCCAGAATGGGGCGAATTTGCTCTATTGTTGTTAGGTCTTGAGCCGCAATGGCGGACCGCTGTGCATCCGTCATGACGCCGGCTTGCGCCGCGATCTGCTCGGCATCCATCGGAACCCCCAGCCCCGCCGTCGGTTCCGGAGGTCTTGCCACTTGGCGCAACCGCCCCATTACTAGGTCGGCTTCCTCTTGAGGTCTGCCATACTGAGCCAGTCTATCTAGTACAATCTGCCGTTGCTCAGCAGTTGAAAGCGGCGCTCCCCGTACTGCCTCTTCGGAACGAACGCTGGCAGCAATCAGGTCGTCCTGGTAAGTTGCGGCAGCCTCCGCATTCCCCGCCACGGCACGAGAACCAATCTTCTCCTCGACGGAAATGGCCGAGGTGTTGTCCATCATCCGCCGCCAGAAACCGGCATAGGCAGCCTGTCTCTGATCGTAGGGGATGGAATCTACCTGCGCAAACCACTCGCGGATCATGGTGGCCCGTTCTGCCCTTAGCGCGGCAACCCTATCCCTATATACAGCAAATGTGGGGCGCATATTCTCCGGAAGCATTCCGCCGACCAGCCGATCAATGTTTTGTAGGCGCTCTGCCTCCATGGCCACAACGTCATCATAGCGACGATTCACCGCTGAGCGTATTTCGTCAAAGCTCAACGCCGGGGCCCGTCCCGCCACGCGGGCATCAAAGAACTCCCGCCAGGTTGTGTTGCGCCATTCAAAGAACTGTCCCCAGCCATCCCGCCATTGTCGGAACGAGGTCATGACCTCATCGCCACCGGGCACGTTCATTCGCCTGACCCCGTTGGCAATGCCCTGAAACCTTGCCTCTAGGCGGCCCCAGCCGCGGGCCATAAACCGCTGCTCTCGGTCCAGCAGAACGCCCATCATTCTGTTTGCAACTTCTGGTCTTAGGTCGGTCAGATCGCCGACGCGGGCCATTGTCATTGCGTGACCCTGGACATAGGAACCGTAGAATTCGTCTACCGCATCACCAAAAACACCCGGGAAAGATCCCGGTCCCTCGGCGGCAATCCTCTCTGTTGCCTCCTCGGTTAGCGTCCGAAGACTATCGTCTAGGCGATTATCTAGTTCGTCTTGTACTTCTCCCCACATTCTATCGACAATATTGTCGATCTCGGCTGGGCCCGCCCTTGCGGCCCGCTCAATCTCGGGACCCCACCGCGCCGTGAAGGAATCATCAAGAATGTTGTCGATCTGCGCCCCGAACCGCTGGCTGGCAGAGTCTAGGATGTTCTCTAGGTTCAGATGCATATTGTCAGTAGAGGCCAGAGCGCGCAGGATATCATCGTCCGTGCCGGCCCCACGGATGGCGTTGTTCGCGGCCCGAAGCGCATCATCGCCATATCTGGCCCTAATGCTGTTGGCCACATCGGGAGCGAAATCCTCCAGGTTTTGTAACAAGGCACGCCTGCCCTGGCGGAAGAAGCGGTGGAAGCCAGATGCGTAGCCTCTCTGAGAAGCGCCGACCTCAATCCTTCTGGCCCAGGCCCCTGTGTCTCCGGGGAAGTGAATGCCAGAAATCCAGTCCCTCGCTTGGTTCCAGAACCCCCGCTCTCCCCTGGACGCCCGGGCGATAATGGACTCGGCGGCACTCAGGCCCTCATTTCCCGCCAGCCCGGCCATGCCCATTCCCGAACGCATTCTGGTTGGCATCCCGCCCAGTATTCTCTCTACGTCAGCAATCGCCTCTCTGCCACCCCCGGCATAAGTACCTCGGGCAATCATCGTTACAACATTGTTGACCCAGTTTCGCAGCGGGTAAACAACGTTCCCGGCCCGGAGCAGAGCAAGAGATTCGGCCGCCTTGATAGCATCCGCCGCAGCTAGAAGAGTACCCCTAGCCCGAACACCAAACTTGGCAATACCCGCCTGGGCGGCAATATCCGCTGCTCGATTCAGAAACTCCAGCCTGAGCAGATCGTCGGTGACGGTGTTCGTTCCAGAAAGGGAGCCGTGCATCCCCTTGAGGAGGTCGGCGGTGAAATCACCAAGCTGACGATTGCCGATCCTAAGCGTCTGTTCCAATATCCTTTGACCATCGGGGACTTGCGCCAATGCCTCATTGAACCGCCGGAAGAGGGCGGGCGCCTCATTTTCCATTTGTCCCAGAACCCGGTAGACGTCTTCCCCGAGAACTGTGGACATCAACTCCAGTAAACGGCGATCCGGCATCGCTGCCGTTCTTGCATGAAGAAGGTCCTGAGCTATGCCGCCCAGGCCACTCATCATCCCGCGGACATACCTTCCCTCTGCTGTCACAACCATGTGCGCGATCTGGGGACTATAGACGCCATCTCGGGCGCGAAGAACCGTCCGCATGGCCTCTTGGAAGTCTTGGGGAAGATAGGCCCTCAGGTTAGTCTCAATCGTATCAACGAAGGCGTAAGCCCGAGATTCTCGCGTGAGTCGGAACGGTCCTGTTATTAGCCGCCCCGCTCTGGAATTCAAGAACCTCCCCGCAACACTGTCTGTGGGCCAGTCCATATTCCCGGCGATACGAAGTAGTGTCTGTTGCCAGGGCGACATCTGCGGACCCTGTTGAATCAATTCCAGGGTTCTTGTAAGGTCCGAGATTACTCCAGCCTGCTTGGAAATCTCTTCGGCGTTCTGGGCTGTCTCGGCCGTCCTCATGATCTCGCGGGCGGCATCAATAGACCGTTGCGTATCGGCCACTACCCCGGCCACCTCGTCGGGCAAGGCCCTCTCCACAGACAATATCCTGCGAACCGCAAGAGCCTCAATTGGTTTGATAAACTCAGCAACAATGTTGATGGGGTCTGCAAACAAGTGAACCCATAGGTCGTTCATCTGGGAACGAAGCGCCAGTGCCCCTTGCGACTCATACATCTGGTCCCTTACTTGGACTAGGGCATCGCCAGGGTCCATGCCTTGCCGAACCAGATCGGCAATTTGCCGTCGAGACTCAACGAGGGAGGCCACGCTCTCGTGGCCATTTTCCCCCATCTGAAAGGCGAGGCCAATTCCCGTTCCAACGCCCGCGCCAAGAAGACCGCCCGCGAACGTCCCGATGGGCCCACCGAGACTTCCCAGAACAGCCCCACCGACGGCTCCAACGCCTCCGCCGGCAACGGTATAGGGGACCATATCCCCGGTGGGACTTCCAACAAAGTCGGCCGCAAGAGATCCCGCGTACCATGCCTCTCGGGCGTTTGCCTGGAAATCGTCCCAGGCCTCTTGGCCGTGGGCGTTTGCATCAAGGGCCTGTGCAACAAAGCCAATGCCCCGCTCAACCCCTTCGGCCCCAATGTCTAAATATTGCAGTGCCCTGCCGGCCCATGTGTTGTTAAACCACTCCAGAGCGCGCCCCACCCCGCTCTCCGCAATACCGGGCAAACGATCCATCACCCACCGTTCGGTTGCAGTCAGGCGCTCATAGTTTGGGACTTGCTGCGCCCGAGGGGTAAAGCCGGGTTGCTGCCACGGGTACTGCGTGGATGGTTGCGAGGCCCGCGCGGTGGGCTTGTCTGTCTTGATTACCCGCGGCGTGTTTGGAGGAGGCGCCTGTGAAGTGGTCATCAGTACCCAATTCTCCAGTTGACTAGCCCATTACCGCCGCCATAGCCGCCATAGCCCCTCCCGCCACCGCCGCCACCACCGCCGCCACCACCGCCGTAGCCTCCCCCGCCGTCCCCCTGGCCATACCCGCCGGTATCAACAGTGGGCCTAAGTTTTCTCTTGGCTTGTCCGCCCACCGTGGCAATAGTGGGGGCTTTCGCGCTGTAGCGGGCGGCAAGAACACGCTGCCGCTCCTGGTAGGCAGAGGTTCCAGGTATCAACTCGGGAGCGGCCATTCCATAACGAGCCATAAGGACATAAGCTCGCTCTCGATCCTGTTGCGCTTCCTGCATTGCGACATTTTTGGAGGCTCCCTTGCGTTGTGCCTCTGCCTGCCAACCGGCGGGGGCGCCATAGCGGGCAGTCATAATGCGCTGCGTCTCTCCGAGTGCACTCTGCCCCGCGGTAAACCCCGCGCCCGCGGGCAAGCCGCTGCGATACGCGGGCCCAGCCGTCCGGAGTGCCGTGGGGATAGAGGTATCCACCGGGATCAACCGCCCCCCGCCGATGCCGGCACGACCAGGCACGTTTTGCCCCGCCGGAAGAGCCGGAAATAGGGACTGGTAGGCCCCGGCAACTGCCTGGCCTATCGCCGCACTCTCTGCGGCTCTAGGGTTGACCCACGGCTGGGGTTGGGCCCCTGGCGTAAACACCCCCCGCGGCGTTACCACCGGCACCGGCGGCCGCTTGATCGGGGGCGTTCGGACCGGCTTGGGAGGCGTTGTCCCCCCCGCCAATTTCGCCATTCTTCACCATCCTCTTCGCCCTGTTCCCTAATAGTTCCAGGGCGACTTCTTGTATCAGCTTGTCGTTTTCCTCCTGGGCTTCCAGGAGCATGATGTCGTATTCTCTCTCGGTGTACATTAGAGACCCGCCAGTTCTTGACCGCCCCTACTCATTCCCGTCTGACCTTCAAATGTGTTCCCCATCGGGTTAGCCATGGCGGGGGGCATTCCCCCGGCGGCGGGATTTACCTCTTGTCCCTCAACTCCGGGCATCCCCGGAGGGGCCATCATATCCTCGGGAGGGCTTCCGGTGCCCATCATTCCCGGCATCTGTTCTCCCCCCTCCGGAGCCTGCTGCTGTTTCATCTGGTCCTGGATCATCTGCTGTGCCATTTTGGCGGCCATCTGCTCGATCTCTCCGGAGACTGTCAGCTCGATCTTCTTCAGCTTGCCCATGAGATCGGCCATTCTGACGCGGTGCTTCATCCAGTCCCTAATTTCACCCTCGGGATCTGTCACTCCCAGGAACTCCAGAAGAGATCGGGGCGACATCGGAAGGTTCTCCGAGTTCGCCAGGTTCATGGCCGCATTCACTCTTTGCTGCCTGTCCACCGGAACGTCGGTGGTCAGTTCCACATCAATGTAGATCCCCTCGGGGTCGATGTCCTCGCTATCAATGGTGTAGACCTTGTCGTCTTTGCCATAGCCCGAGATTTCTCCCCCGGTGTAGTGTGCCAGAAGGAGCATGTGCTCCAGTAGTCGGGAGATAAATAGCTGGGCGACGTTCTTGAAATCCCCCAGAGAGGCAAGGGCCTGCATGACCTGAAGGTTGAAGCCGGCGAACGTCTGGTCGGTTCCCATCGGCTGCCCAGTTACCAGAACATCCGCCACCGTCGCTCTGCGAATGGCATCTTCTGTCCTATCGAACATTTCCCTGATCTGAGGATCTAGTCCAAGTTGCTGCACTCTCTCGTAGGTCTGGAAGGGAGTAAGGTTGATGCGTCCGCCAATTTCTCCGTGGTCAACCTCGACATCCGCTGCCCCGGCACCTTTCACGACGTTCCTTGCGGCGGCCGCCTCTGCAACAGCTACCGACTGCATGATCGTGCCCATGATGTTGGCGTTGATCCAGGCACCCGTCTGTAACACCGGATAGAGCAACGGTCGTCTCTGGTGCTCTGGCGCCAAGTCAATCTTCGTTCCCCCCGCCACGTTGATCCACGGCAGAAAGGGAACCTCTCTCCCCAGCCAGGGTTGCGGAGAAAGCAATGTGTACTTGAGGTTCTCAATCTCGCTAACCGAATTGCTCTGAACAGCCCACACAAAGCGGTTCTCGTAATCGACGTAGTCGCACTCCAGGAAAGGCTCTGTGGCAAAGTCGGGGTTCTTCTCAATCTGCGCGGCAATAGCCTTGTGGCCCCAGAACTCCGAAACCCACCTGGCATCCCTCAGTGCAACCGAAAGAACCGCATCGGTGCCGTAGTTCGAATACCTAACGTCCACCGTCTTGGGGTCTGCCAGTTTCACGCCCCAGTCGCCCATCCGCATCGCCGCCTCGCCCTTTGTCCCCCGGAGGGTATCGGCAATCCTCTTCTGCGTAGGGAGATGAATGGGTTGCCCGTTGACCTCGTGGTACAACACGGAAGACCAGACGATGTCAGATAGAAATGTGGGCGACCGCTTTATCAGTCTGTCCAGCACCCAGTGGAACGTTGTCTCCCACTGATTGGCCAGCTTCCTCGCCTCCAGGCTGTTGTCGTCCTTCCCCCTTATGGCCTTGAGAACCGTCGCCGGATGGACGGTTATCTTCGGCTGGAGGTTCGCCATCGCCCTGACCGCACCCCGAAGGGCATCATAGGGTGCAGTAGACGGTCTCCCCCGGATGAACGCAAATTGCCCTAGTGCGCCGGGAGGTGTCCAGTCCAGGCGGGCCATGCGCTCGTACTCCTCCTGGTATCTGTGGAG